TCATTGCGAGGCCTTATGTGTCTCAGTTTTGTCCCACCTTGTATTACGACTTGCATAGCCAATGAAGATAAATGTGACAACAAACGGCGCAGCAGTCTTCTTTTCCTTCATACTTTCCCCACCCAGCATGCATACCTTCTACCATAACTGTAGTGAATGTGTTATGAGCGAGATGCGGACATTGGCAGCCTCAACAACATGACTGGCATTGAGGCGTATTAATCAGTGGGGAGCAGGTCACGCCATCTATAATGGAAAACGTGCTGGTGACCTGCCGATACTCAGTCTCAGGCAGCGAATACAATTACACATAGTTCGAAAAATATGTTAGCGCAACCAGTGATATCCGCGGCTTTCTCTGTAAAAATGTGTTAGTTTCTCTAAGCCATGTCCATTGCTAAAATAGGTATTCTTTTATTCTGTAAAAATCGGATATTTTCTCAAGCGCTGATGTAGGAATGGTTTTTTTGTTTATACTCAAACCTGTTTGTGTATTTTTTAGTTCTGCGATAATGTATTCATCATCAATATAATCCTCTCTCTCTCCAATGAAGTTTATTATGAATTCTTTTGCTTTTAAAGCTTTTGTGATGTGATATTTTTCATTGAATAGAATATACACTTTGAAAATAGAATTGATGTGCTCATTAAAAATCGGCATTATTGGGAAAGATTCATCCATCTGTGTCAGGTCAGTCTTTACCTGACTCCCCCACTTAGAAAATCCACGAATCAATTCATCTCTCATGAAATATACGATTAACTCTACAATTAAAGTACTACTGGTTTCATCAAGTGATTTTGATATCGTGTACGAAAGTGGTGGCATTCCACAATGCTGAACAAAATTTCTGAGCTTATACATGAATCTATATGAAAACTTGCTATCAAATTCATTTCCCGTCAGCGTTTTAAACTCGACAAATTCCGTTGAATTAGCCCCATACCTCCTGTTAATACTGGTTTCCATATGGTCAAGTAAAGTTTTCACTGACATCATATAGTTCAGTATTCTTGTATTTAAAAAGAATTTGAAGGTTTTGAAGGGATATGAACCAATAAAAGAAGGTTCTTCGGCTACTTTTTTAACCGTTTCATCCAGAAGTTCCATTAGTGACTCATAGTTCAATCTTACATATTCTACTAAGGCAAAATCATTCACAAACTCCATAAGTATATTTTTTTGTGTATCATACACTTCAATTTCCTCATTATTAAGGGGTCTTATTTCATTTATCTCGTTTACTTCACGTCCATCTGAAATTGATTCTTTAGCAAGGATTATAGTGGATTCGCTCAAGCTTATCTCCCTGATTAATTTTCTGTTAATCAATATGGAACCCTAAAAGAGCACACTTGATCTGTATTATATCGGCTTAAGTTGCGAAGAATAGCCCCATCTTGATCAATATAATAAGTTTTTTATTCCCCTCTGACCCTGCATACCACCAATGTCTGTTCCTGGCACTTAGCAGCCCTAGAGACAGTGGCGTAAAGTCATGGAGGAGCGGTGGGAGGAGGTGCAAATCCTCTCATACAAAAAATACGTAAAATCGATAACGGCTTGACATAATTCAATACTAGCACTATCGGAAGTTCACCAGCCAGCCGCAGCTGACTATTGTATACGACATGTCTGCAGCTTCAATACCCGATAGTGCCATCTACAATGATTTAGCAGCGCTTGGATAAAAAAACAGCAGCAACAATGTGCTAACAATCTCGAAAAAACACCGACGCAATGGAGAACAGACAAAAGAGAATATCCAATGAAACCGTAGCACGTCAGCATTCAAAAGCGGGATTTCTCGTTTTTACTTCACCAGCAACAAATACACTGTATCATGACTACATAAAAATGATTATTCTGACTCAGATTAATTTCTTACTCTTGTGGAATGTCACTTATAGGTAAACAATGAAATCCGAAACGCTAACCATCCAGCAACTTTTCCAAAATCAACGACAATATCGTGTTCCATTCTATCAACGTGCCTACGTATGGACGCAACAAAACCAATGGTCAGCTTTGCTGGAGGATATCTTCGAAAAAGCACATAGCCGACTTTTGGGAACAAAACCAACTCCCCATTTCCTTGGCGCGGTGGTGCTGGAACCTCAACTCAAAAACAGCTTGTTAGGTGTAGATACCATACATATTATTGACGGCCAGCAACGTTTAACCACTCTTCAATATATTCTGGCATCCATTCGATTATCATTGCGTGCTACAGGCCTTTCTGATTTGGAAGGGTTAGTATTGACTTGCTTGAAAAATACAAACGAAGCAACTATGCGAAATAAAAAGGTAGAATGCTTCAAACTGTGGCCAACTTTTCGAGACCAAACTCATTTTATTCAAAGTTTTAATGTTGAAAATATTGACGATCTCCGTGATGTATTTTCTGATAGTTTCACGCAACATGGTACGTTACGTAAACATTTCAACCACCCGCCGTCACTAGAGGCATTATGGTTTTTTACTGAAGCCTTTATAAAATGGATTAAAATAGAAAAGTACTCACCACATGAAAATGCTGTAGCACTAATTGAGGCTGTCTTGACGGATCTGAAACTGGTAAGCATATTTCTCGAAGCTGAAGATGATGCCCAAATAATTTTTGAAACATTAAATGGCCGAGGGGCGGAACTTCATGCCACGGATCTTATTCGCAACTACATCTTTATGTGCGCTGAGCATGAAAATATTAATGCTATTGAATTATATGAAAATGAGTGGAAGAGCTTTGAAGATACATACTGGTCGGAAAGGCAACGCCGTGGACGTATTAATAAACCACGCATGGAGTGGCTAGTGCATGCGACATTGCAATCAGAAAGGCAACGTGAAATTGATCTGTCTCGTCTTTACAATGAGTATCGTGATTATGTAAGTAAGGACTTGCCTTCACAACGAGCTGATCTGCAAGTAAAGCGCCTCAAACAATATGCATCACAATATAAAGAATTAGTTGGTGGTTTTGGCACAACCCCCATCTCACACTTTGGACATCGCATCGCAGCCTATGATGTGACGACACTTTATCCGCTTGCTTTGTTCATTTCGATAGCTAATATCGCCGATGATGAGAAAGCAGCCATGTATAATGATCTTGTCTCCTACGTAGTACGAAGAGCCGTATGTGGCCTGACGCCAAAGAATTACAACAATGTATTTATGAATGTATTGCGGCACTTGTCTAAAACGGAAATTTCCAGTGTTGAGTTACGTAATATCCTCAATAGCTTAAATGGCGAAGCCTCACGTTGGCCTGGTGACTCAGAATTTCTCAATGCTTGCATCAATGCTCCACTTTATCCTGGCAGGCTCGACGCACCGAAAATGCGCTCAATGTTAACGGAACTTGAAAGAGAACTTTGTCGCCAAGTGAAGACAGAGAAGCCTGATGTTCCAAATCTTTCCAATCTCGATATCGATCATCTTATGCCTCAAAGTTGGTATTCCTGTTGGCCTCTCGAAAATGGTCATATGGTGACAAATTCAGATGCAACGGTATTGAACCAAATTGTTCTGTCTGGAACAGATCTTACCCCTGAGCAGCTACTGGTAAGGAAACGGCAACAAGCGATAGCTACGTTGGGAAATCTAACTTTGCTTAACCTTAGCGTAAACCGTTCTGTTCAGAATGCTGTATTTCTGAAAAAACGTGATGCTCTCATCGTCCACACCAATCTACGACTGAACATACCACTTATACTTAAGGATAAATGGGATGAGGGTGAAATCCTGGAGCGGGGTAAAAAGTTGGGGGAAATTGCATTGAAAGTATGGCCAAAACACGATTAATGCAATTAATAAAATGATTATAGCGGCCTTACATTAGTAAGGCCACAACTCACTATTAAATCCTTTAATTTGCATCAAGAACAGCAGTGTCAGCCCTAGGCTCTCGGACTTTGTACTGCTTATCTTGTCTTCAAAAATCAGCTCGCATCCTGCACAGTTCAACGCATTACGTTGTAGATCGATTTTCTGGTCATTTGTTGATACGAAAACATAGCCAATAAGCATGGTAGCTCCCTCTGACAAAAGCAGGAATGATGCCATTTTCTCGTTATTTCTGCATTTTCATAAACGTTGGTTTGGGAGAAGCGGCCAAATTGCCTGCGATTAGTGGCTCTTTATCATCATCTGGCTGGATAAAAATCCCTGTTATAGAGGGGAAGTCTTTTATTATCCAATGGGGAAGAATCGGACCTTCTGATAGTAAAACTGGTGTTGCAACAGGAAGTTATCCTATTGCTTTTCCAAATTCTGCATTTATGGCATTTATTGCTGAAAAAACCGCAGTATCCACAGGCCCAATAGGTATTAATTCCTGGGGAGTGTCAGAACTAACAAAAACAGAATTAAAGGCCATTTGTGCTGCAAGGACTATATCAACTTCAGCCGCAACTGAAACAGGTGATTTTCTGGTACTGGGATATTGAGCTTCCATAAGGATTATAAAATGTCGAGCATAATATACTACAGCTCTATAAATAATGCATTTTACCCTGAGCATTTGAAACAAGAATATATTAAATCTAATTCTTTTCCAGCAGATGCAAAACCCGTTAAATATTCTGTTTTCGAAGAATTTGCACTTAAATCAGCACCAGAAGGAAAATACAGGTGCGTTGGTGAAGATGGAATGCCATCATGGGCAGATATTCCACCACCAACACATGAGGAACAGATTGCCGCAGCCGAATTGAAAAAGCAGCAATTGATTAACCAGGTCAACGAATACATGAACAGTAAACAATGGCCCGGTAAAGCGGCTATTGGTCGTCTGAAAGGTGAGGAACTGGCGCAATATAATTTGTGGCTGGATTATCTGGACGCACTGGAACTGGTTGATACCTCCAGTGCTCCAGATATTGAATGGCCTACGCCTCCGGCAGTTCAGGCCAGATGACATCCGGCGCGGTGCTGGTATCTGTTGCCGTCACTGCGTCAATGTAATCCAGCACGGCGTTAAGTCGGGTGTTTTCTGTCTGCGTCAGCTTCCGCCCGGCCTGTAATTTCAGTTGAATCAGACTGATAGAAGCCATTGCAGCATCAATCAGCGACTGGCGCTGTGCTTCTGCCGCTTCTACTGCGGCGCTATGCTGTGCCTCAGTATCGGTCACCCATTTCTCACCATCCCATTTATCGTATGGCGTTAACGGTGCGAGAGTGGTTGTTTTTTCGGGATAGTCGCCTGGTGCTGTGATTTCTTTGGCATCTCCCGTTTCGGTGTTATAGACAATTTCACCGCGATGGTCTGGCACATATTCCCATGAGTTAAAATCTGCTGAGCGGCAGATAGCATAACCAGCTTTATGTGTAACTGGCGCATCTAAACAAGAACATGCCGGGATACCGACGCCAACAGCAAGATATTCAGTTGATGTAGAAATATATTCCCGCGTTTCACCATCATAATTATAAACGGTAATATATCCCGCCTTTGTGGCGATGAGTTCCTTATTTAATATAGCTTTATCCATCAGGCAGCCCTCACGATATAATTAAAGGCAATGTTACGGGGTCGATTTTCGTTTGCAGTTGGAACAATTCTTGAAGCATCAAGGCCAATCACTTTTGGGTAAACAGCGCCGTCTGCTCTTTCTGTCACCATACTTCTGGTTAAGGAGAAATAACTATTGTTTGTAGAGGGACTCAATGGCACTATGGCCCCCTTAAACGAGCCTGCTGTTTCCCATATTGAATAATTTTCAGTGTTTACAGTTCTGAACTCACCATAGATATTACGTATGGCATCGCCCTGAGCTGATAATATTGCCCTCCCCGAATCCATACCACGTCCGTCATCCCAGCCACGAATAAACTCACCACGTAAATCAGGCAATTTATTTGTCGGGTAAGCCTTTGCCAGTTCCGGGTATTCTTCAGCAGAAAATGCTGCACCGTTGCATTTCAGCCAGCCTGTTGGCGGAGTGGCGGAAGGCCACGGAACAGGCACACCAACGGGTAATGCCGAACCTTCTCCCAAACCAAGGTTTTCGAGAGCCGTTTTCACCGTGCCATCCGATTTGATATCGCCAAACGGATTCTTGCGGCTTAACAGCAGCGCGCGAAGCGCGGTAAGTAGCTGGTCGTGCCGCCCCTTCTCCAGGCTGGCACCGGACGCCTCCACAACGCTGCAAAGCTCCTCCTGCAACATGTCAAAGTAGTCATCATCCAGATCGGTGGCAGGCGTGCCGGTCTGGGGGTTACCACGGGTAAAACCGTTCTTACCCGCGCCGAACTTATCCTTCTGCGCGGTTTTCGTGTCTATACGATGCATGGATTACTCCGGATATTTAAAAATTACGTAGGTATGCGACGGGCAGAGTTTGTTAAGCACACATTCGACAACTGTGTCGCCCCAGATACGCAGTGCGGAATCACAGGGATCGCCACATGTCATCCAGGTGGTGTTGGTGGCGGCTGGCATGTTGACCTGCCAGTAATACCGCCATTCAGGCGCGTTCACAGCGTCAGTACAGGCCGATGAGCAGGTGAACGTGCTTTTGTCGTATCGCGTGATGGTGGCATCTGGTCTGCCCAGGGCAGCAAGCTGTGCAAGATAAAAATTCTCGTTGATGCCGCCCGCCAGGTTAACCTTCGCATCCAGCCGTTGCTGACGCTGGCGAAGGGTCTGTGTCCCTGCGGGAATACATTCATCCGGCAGACCGCACAGACGCTCCCAGCGGTTTATCAGTTCAGTGGTGGTGCGCGGATCCAGCTCCCGCATCAGGGCATCCGCACGCTGATGAACGCGGGTTAATGACGGTGCCGCACCGGCAATCGCCGGATCGCTGGCTGACCACGCCGGACCGGGGGGCAACAGTGCCGACAACAGACGGATGTAATCATCGTTTGTCACGTCCATGAAATCGTCCCCAGTACCGCCAGTTCATTTTTTGCAATGGAGATATTGTCTGCCGGTGCAAGCAACTGATGGCTGTATTCCCCGTTCGCACCGGAAATCGCCTCACTGATACGCGATACCTTCAGTTCTCCCTGCGGATAACCATCACGCAGCAGGAACGAACGCAACTCCGCGGTGATGGCAGCCCGTATTTCCGGTGTGTCCGGCGTCACACGGATATGAAAATCCACCGTATGTGCCACCGGCCTGAACACATACAAATCAGAGCCTGCCACCGGGGCCAGTGGCTCGATATGTTGTCTTGCCGCCGTTTCCGTTGATTCTTCCGGAATGGGATTAATCAGGTCACTGCTGGCAATCATCACACCGACAGTTCCCGTTCCCATCCAGTGACGGTATGTCCATGCGCGGGTAATGCCGGGCACTTCTTTAGCCCAGACAACATAGTCCCCGTCAGCCCCGCCCTGCGGCGTCCAGTAATACCGCTCAATGACGCGGGCGCGCCACGTTTCCAGCTCTTCAGTATCAAATCCGCCTGTCAGGGTGTCAGCCACACCGGAAGACGGCAGACCATTCACCGGCGTGACCAGGATTAATGCCGTACCGTCGTCAGCGTTACCGACCGCACCTGCACTTGAGCAGGCGATCGGCACGCGCAGGACACCACCGGAGCTGGTTGCATCGTCAGTTGTCGTGTACTGCACCAGGTCATCGCGCTGAATAACACTCCCGGCGGTCACCTTCAGGCCATCGCTGACACCTTCCCAGCGCATATACCCACTGGCAGCCGTGGCTCCCTTGCGCGGACACCGTTTCATCGCAGCATGTCGCGCCAGCCAGGACTCATCGCACAGGTCAGGCAGCATGTTCATTGCCAGATAATCGATGTAACCGTAAACCGTATGCAGCGCCGCCGCATACACCTTTGCCCGCACGTCTTCATCCATGCGCCGGAGCGTGTCGCTGACGTCCAGCCTGGCGAATAAATCGTTACGGAGCATACTGATATTTTCTGCCAGCGTCGGGCGCTGAAATTCACTGTCCGCCATGCGTTATCGCACTCCACAGATCATCAAAAGAAATCATTACCGGTCCGTCACGACGCCAGAGAGTGATACTGTTACCCAGTTCATTAATCCCGGTGCGGCGGATATCCAGATCAATACGGGACACCACGCCGTCATCAATCATCCATTGCAGGCATTCGCGGATATACCCCCTTACCGTCTGCACCAGCTGATTGGTCAGTTTGCTGCGCTGAAGCAGCCACAGTCGGGAGCCGTAACGGTCATTCTGTACCGCAGGCCAGGTATCCCCCCACCATCCCATCGGAACGTCGGCGTTGTCATCAGGCTCCGCCCGCCGCCAGGTAAACAGGGAAATCACCACGGCGCGGGTCAGCGGATCCAGCGGTGCGCTGGCGCAGGTGCGTTTACCGTTCACCGTCAGCCACAGTTCCATCATGCCTCCATCGCTTTATCAGGTTTGTCGGTGTTACTGCCCTAACCGTTCTCTCTGTGACGATGCCCGTTATAGGCAAGCCGCATCGCTGACATGGTGGTGCCGCCGGAGTCGCACAGGTCTTTCACCTGTCCTGTCACTTCCAGGTCCATTTCAAAACGTGCCTTAGGCGCATTGCGAAACGTGATCGTTTTACCTGCACCGTCCACCACGATCCCCTCCCGGGTCAGCGTCACAGACTGCCCCTGATCGTCATAGACAGCCACCTCACCCGTCTGCAGCCCTTTCAGGCGGTAGCGCCGGTCCGACACCGTAACAACCACCGCATGAGAACGGTCGCCATCCGGAAACAACACCACCGCTTCCGCACCGCTGTTTGCCCTTGCGGTAAAACCGTAGGGTTCAAGATGTTCAATCCCGGCTTTGGGTTCACCGGCAATCAGGGACACATCCACGGTCTGACATTTCGTGGCGGCACTGATGCTTTTCACCACTGCCCGCCCAATCAGGCCGAGGAGTTGTCGCTGCATGGCTTCAATCGTCCTCATCAGAACGGGTCCTCCTGTACTCTGGCTTTTTTCTTTTTCCGCGCGCCGGGGGCTTCGGGTTCAGGCAGATAAGCATCAGGCGGGCCGACACGGATTTCCGTCAGGGTGCCGTTCTGGTCCTGAGTAAACGTGACTTCCGAAACAAGCAGTTCGGTATTGTCGAAACCACAGACCGGATCAAAGACAATCACCCGCTGGTTGGGCTGCCACAGCGTACCGTTACCCTGTCGCCAGCCCTGCACCACATAGGTGGTTTCATCCGTCCGCGCCGCCCGTTGCCGGGCTTCAAAGTCAGCACGCGCAATACAGCCTGCCCCCGTAGCCTGCCCTGTCTGCCTGATATACATCGGACGGTAACGGGCAATAAATGCGTCCTCTGTGCGGGCCCGCAGCGCGGTGGTGGTGGCCTCACCGAAATCATCGTCGTTTCCGGCACGCTGCCCCGCCACCTGGTAAACAGAAAACCGCTCCCGGATACTCTTCTCCGTATCGCAGGAAAGGATGTTTTCCCCGAGTACCAGCGCGGTATGTGCCCGCGTTGAGCCAATACCGCCAATCACCAGCCTGCCGTGCGGGTCGTCGTAAGCCAGTGCCTGCTGCTGACCAAGTATTTTGTTGATTACCTCAATAACCGTTTCACCGTGATCAGGCTGGACATCAGGAATAACACCCGACGGCGCACCGCTGTTCACCACCTCAATGCCGAAAGGCGCAGCAAGCGCCTGCGCAATCTGTACCAGCGATCGTCCGTTAAACTGTATCGGTTCGGCTGCACAGTCAATCAGGTCAGCGGTCAGACTGCGTCCGACAATACCGGTGCTGACCGAACGGGCATCGTAACGAACGGGCGTCGCCTCCACCCAGCCGGTGATCACCCGCTCATCACCAATCAGCACCTCCACTTTTGAACCGTTTTTAATGCGCGGCTGAAGCGTGGTAATACCCTCATCTCCCGGCCACTGGCGGGTGATCTCCACACTGAAATCCCGCGCCAGCCGTTCAATACCGGCACCGATGCGCACCGATGTCCAGCCATTCCACTCCCGGCCATTTACCCGTAGCGTGACATTGTCGTTCATTGCACTGGCACCTTCAGAGGGATCACCGGCACAAAGCCGGGATGCGTAATGGCATTACGCCGGATAATGTCCGCGTCACGCGCCGCGTTATCAAACCAGGTCGCCGCCAGCACCAGCGCGGGTAAAACCTCATCCGGTGTGCGCTGAATGATCCGTGCAGACTGTTCAAGGCGCGTGTTGATATCCGCATTCAGATCTGCTTTCACCCGGCGCAGCGCCAGAAACAGCGCATCGCTGGTTGTACGGGACAACTCCTTATCAATTGCCGTATTCAGTGTGTCGCGAATGTCAGTCAGTTCTTCCCACGTCGGCAGGTCAACCGTGTTTTTCACCGCCGGTGCATTGTTCAGTGCCGGATGCGTGACGGAAGGCCAGCCAGTGCTCTGCGCGGGTGTTGTTGCCTGCCCCACTGCGGCATTCTGCATCACCGCGGAAGTTGTTGGCGCAGGCAATCGGGTGACGGCATACGCCGCTTCGCTGATTGCGGTCGTACGAAGGGTGCTGGCAACCACGTTACGCTGCTGCGTCGCCGTGGCGGTGGTTTTACTGTCCGTTTTCCAGACGCCGCGCGGTTGCAGATCGCTGCCGAGGATGACACCGGAAAGCGTTTTGATCATGGTGACCAGGTCGCTGGCGTTACCATAAAGGCGTTTCCCGGTACGCCACATTTTCTGCACCTGCTCAACGAAATTTTTGCCTGACGATGGCGGCGGCAGAAGTACCGAGATATCCCCCTGCAACAGCCTGGCGGCATCCGATACGGCAGAATCCACCACTTTCATCGCATCAGAAACATACCCAAGCATTGTGCTGGCATTACCGACGACGTCGTTCTGCACAAAATCTGCCACGCCATCGATACTGAAACCACTGAAGCTGTCACTGATGCAGTCATCCAGTGCAGAACAGGATGACATCAGCGTCTGCGCCGTCGCCGCACCTGAAGTGGGGTAAGAGAGTTCTCCTGCTTCGACAAACTTCAGGTCAAAGCGGACAATACGCCCTTCACTTTTCGATGTGCTGACCCGAACTTCCCCGTCAACACAGACTTTCAGCTCACCATATGTCGGGTGGACAAGCGTGCCGGGACCGGGTTTATTCAGCGCTTCAATCAGGCGATCGCGCTGGTCAAAGCAGTCATCTCCCACCACATAAGCCGTGATGGACGGGCGAAAAGTGATTTTCCCCAGGTCTTCGGTATAGGGTTTGTCGCGGTTCGGGTATTCATGTGTTTCCACACGGCGACCGGTTCCCGCACTTTCTTCTTCAACCTTAAACGGCACGCCGCGAAATGACGCGTCCTGAAGTCTGTCACGCCAGCCTGAAGACGACGAAAGTAATGAAGGTCGGGTGGGAAATGAGGATAAATCCATAGACTGACCTCAAAAAGGACTGCGTTATCGTGGAAAACGAAAAGGGGAATACCCCACATCGTGCGTGATTTTCATCAGGGGATCGGCTTTGCCCGGTACATCAATTATCTTCATACCTGGCGGAGCATTCTCGAACGTGACTTTCAGCTCGCTGTGCTGTGTCATGGAAGAAGATGGATTCAACAGCGGAACATTGGGTTTGTACTGACTCAGGCTGGCCTGATACTGCTCGTACTCTTTACGATCAAAAAAAGGCGTCCAGTCTGAAGCCAGAAACAGCCCTTTATTATCCAGCCAGTTAACCGTATCTTCAGGAACAACACTTTCCAGAGTATCTTTAACCGGCTCATACATCAGGGTTCCCAGAAAACCATATACCCCGGCCTTCCCGATAAAGCCGCGGCCTTTCCCCATCAATCCAGTTTCTGCCGATACCTTCCCCAGCGTACGCATCTCTCTGGTCACTGCGGTAATGGATTTGGTAACGTCAGCAACCCATTTGGTTGCCATAAACAGGGCAATCGCTTTCAGAACAGTTTCCCATCCCCCCATCACCTGCGCCGTTTCATCCACCACGTGCCAGACTTTTTTTATGACAGGGCCTACGGTTTCCCAGTTATCAATAATGAGGTAAGCGCCACCAACCAGAAGAGCAATCAGCCCCTTAGCAGGCGTCATATTCATCACACCGCCGAGAACTTTCATGATTCTGGACAAAGAGCCTGCAGCGGCCCCCACTGTCAGTAAAGCCAGACCGATTTTAGCAATGGTCTTAACGAGCTCCGGGTTTTCACGGACAAACGTTCTCACTTCCTCAAGGAGCGGTTTTACCGCTTCAAGACCATCATTAACCTCAGGAAGAAACGTTTCCCCCAGCGTGGAAGAAATGGCATCAAGTTGATTTTGCAGAAGTAAAAGCTGGTTTTCCGTCGTCGCTGCCCTCGAAGCATATTCCTTCTGCATCGAACTGCCATACTGCTGGGAATCCGCAACCCGCCTGAAGTTGGTACGCAACAAATCAAGGTTAGTCAGCAGAGGTGCTATCGCGCCCAGAGACTCTTTCCCGAACAGGGCATTCAGCACAGCTGCCTGTTTTTCTTTAGGCACTTTAGCCATCGCATCCAGTACAGACAGCATGGTGCCCCGGGCATCTTTCTGCATATCAGCAGCTAATTTCTTCGGATTGATCCGCAGAAAACGCAATGCCTGTTTCTGCGATTTTGTCGCAGAATTTCCCGCGGTCAGGGAAAGCATGAAGTTCTTGATCCCTGTGGCGGCAATTTCTGACTCCACGCCCATCCCGGCAATGGTTGCCCCCATTGCCGCGATTTCGCCGGAAGCCACACCTGCAACACCACCTAAAGGACCAATACGCGTAACAATATCGGAGATTTTCTTCGCGTTCGCCGGGCCGGTATTACCAAGGTAGTTGATTTTGTCAGCCAGCCCGGCCACTTCATCCTGCGTCATATTAAACGCAGTACGCCACTGGGCCATCATCTGCCCGGACTCTTCAGCCGTGGTATCAAAGGCCACGCCCATCTTCACCGCATCAGTGGCAAACTGCATCAGTTCATCACGTGCAATCCCGGCCTGACCGCCAGCCGCCACAATTTCCGCGATCCCGTCTGCAGACATGGGAAGCTCAGTAGACAAAGCGCGTACCTGCTCCGTCATGGCCTTAAACGCATCCGGCGTATCCAGACCGTCCACCACTTTGCGGACATCAGCCATCTTCGATTCAAGGGTGATGGCTGATTTTACAGGGAGTGCCAGTGCCCCCATTATTGCAGTACCCGCCCCGGCAGCGCCCAGAGCAAGGCTGGAGACTTCTTTCTGAAATCCCTTAAGCTGACGCTGCATACCTTTAAGCGGGCCGGACAGCCTGTCAACAGCGGTGATGATGGCTTTCAGCTGAAAATTATCAGCCATGCTTCATCTCCTCATTTATACGGACAGCCTCTGCCTCCAGATCAGCAAAGTGGGAAATAGCCGTCCGGCGAAGTTCAAGGGGGTTTAATTTCCAGAACCACGCGACATTGTAGAATCGCTTCCGGAGCTCTCTTCCGTCTCCAAGCCGGTAAAAAAACGCATTACAATCATGCCTGCCTTGAAAATATCCAGCTTCGTCATCTGCGCTGCAGACGAGCGCGGGATCCCGGCCAGAAGCGGGATATATTTCAGCGCCACCTGACTGTCCATTTTCATACCACCATCAGGCGAAACAGAGAAAGGGAACCCCAGCGCCTCAATCTCGTCATACGTAGGCTCACGTATTTCCAGCACATGCAGTGTTTCTTTGTGGGCGATGATCGGTTTTTTAAGTACAAGCTCAATCACTGGTAATCCCCTTCTTCACCGTGGAACTCAAGATCAACCGTGCCTTCTTCGGCATTATGGTTCGCTTCGCCGTGCAGCCAGGCAGACGACAATACATAGACCTGACCGTTCGCCAGCTCGGCAGTGATGGTCATCTCATCAGACGAGGTGATTTTGCTCACCGGAAAATTCTTCGGCACCTTGAAGGTCCCTTTGACATAAGGCGCACGGTGAGTTTCCTTGCGGTCCACTGAACCGTCCAGGCCGATGATGTCATCATTGACCGTCCTGTTCATGGGCACCTCAATGCCGCCGGTCAGCGATAGCTGCTGACCGTCAATTTTGAAATAACAGGTTCCCCCGATACGGGCCATTATGCAGACTCCTCTGAATACTGAAGACGGAACTGGTTAACCACGGCAAAGACACGCAACTGGTTAACATAGTCAGGCGGGAACAGCGTGTTCAGGCGGTTCGGATCGCTGGCATCACGCTCCAAAACCAGGTACTGCTTAAACAGTTCGTAGTTTTCCACGATCCCCGCTCGCTCAAGCTGACGGTAGGTTGCCAGCAGTTCCCCTTTGATCACCGCCGGGGTGACAATCGCCTGACCGGGACCAAAGCGGGTACCGTCACTGGCAAGCTTGTGACGCCCGTACTTACTGGTAATGACGGATTTCAGTTTGCGCAGTACATACGCGCTGGTATGCAGCGTCTCGCTGTCGAGGTAGCTGTTATCCGCAACCCCGTAAGCGTTTTTCCTGTACGTGGTGACATCACGCTGAATGCGCAGTACCCCGCTTTCGACATACGCCGTTGCCACGCCATGAGACAGCAGGGTCTGTTGTTCGGTCATCGTGAACCGTTTCCCCTTCGGCGCAGGCAGCATACCCACCAGCTCACCGGTCTGCGTGGGACGTGCCGGATCGTTGCGAATAAACACCGCTGCGCGGGCGGTACGGCTTGCCGCCAGCTCATCGGCAGGCGTCTGGGTGTCTTTTTCGTACCCCGCCAGGGTAATGTGCTGCTGGTTAAACTGGTCACCTGCGGTCACCAGTTCTGACAGCGTGCCGATCTTTGCCGTATACACATGACCATACAGCTGACGCGCATAGCTCCAGCGACCGCTGGTATCGTTCATCTCGGTCACCAGCGTGTTAACGGAGGCCGTGTCGTTGAACGGCAGGCCGATATAATCAAACGGCTCATCCGCCATTGCAGCCACCGCGCCAGTGAGAACAGGAGAGCCCGTTCCGGCGGTCCCCGTCGCCACGGCAATCTGTACGCCCGCAGGCAGCACTTCGCCCCCACCAAAGCCGTAGTAATTGAGGCTGACAGGAATTTCATTCCCGCAAAGCCCCTTATGACGCGCGGTCAGTGTGACCACGCCTGCCGAAGATGAAGCCGTAAACGGCAGGGTCGGAACGGCATTGATGGCATCCTGGATACTGCTGGCAATCATCGTGACGTTATCGCCGTTAGTCACCGGTGCCTGCACGCGGGTACGTCCCACATACACATTCACCGTGCCGGTTTCGGTTGCCTCCCCGGTCACCGTCAGCGTAACCGTTGCCGCCGCGCCTGTGGCTTCCGGAACGGCAATCACATACAGCTCGCCAAACGGGTCAGTCTGGCGATAAGCCTCGACCATACGCGCCAGCTGACTTCCCGCACCACAAATCTGGCGTGCATAGTCTGCCGACGGCATCAGCACCAGACTGTTAGCAACAATCTCTGCACCGTTATTGGCATGACCAATCAGCAGCGATGCTCCGCTGTCCTGTGCAGTATTCGCCGCCTGGTTATCCATTTCCGCATAAAACAGCGGAACCAGCGTATTCGACGGAATGGTGTTAAAGCTTATCGTCATCGGTGTTCACCTTTTTATTCACGCGCCGGATATCACCCGCTGCTTCACGGCGCAGCCAGTAGTTGTTCTCGTCAACATTTCGCCCTTCGGCGGGCAAAAGGTCGCCGCGGGCAGGGTCAGGCACTGACCGCCCTTTAACAGGTTTGACAAACATGAGGATCCTCAGGAAGGAAGGGTTATTTCGGTGTGATGTTCGATATCGCCGTCAGGCCCGTTACCGGGATCGAGATAATCGACATCAATCGCCAGCGTTTGCAGTTCATCCAGACTGTTCAGATCATCCTGCTGGCGGGTATCGTCTTCAGTCAGCTCGCTGATGACCGAAAAATCGAACTGATAAATCAGCTCATGACGATTCAGATCCAGCAGCGTGCCGCCGTCATAGGTAATCGGGTTACCGCACGCTTCCGGGTTCCAGCCCAGCAGGGCCTTAAAGAGCATCTGCCGGACATCGTCCACCACATCATACGAGGCAAACTGACCGCGCTCATCACGCCCGTTACTCAGTATGACAACCACGGAGAAGCCCTCTTTCAGCTCCTGCCAGTAGTCGGTCTGGCTTTTGTTTTCTCCCGGAGAGTCATCACCCGGTACCACATACGCCGCCGGGAGTCTCAGCTTTCCGACCTCCGGCAGATTTTTGAACTGTGCCGCGCCTGCCACCCGGTTTTCAAAATACGGGCAGCGGGCACGCAGCGCAGCAATAACAGGTGTCAGTTTCATCTGTGTCGTCGCTCCGGCTTCAGTGATTTACGCAATTCCCGCGCCAGAAAATAGCGTGTCCAGCTGCGGTTCTTTTCAAGAGTTTCCACCATGAAGTTATTACGTGGAGCCAGTCGCCAGCCGCTGCCACCGGATGCACCACGATGATGACTACGACGACGTTTTGCTCCTCCCCGGACACCAAAAAACAGAAACGCCGGATAGAAGTCACCAGAGATCATCCGGTTCCCCTTCCCGTTGCGCTGGTTAGGGGCAATGCGTGTCATAAAACCGGCTCGCTTTTTACTGGCTCTCGGCACCATATAACCAATCGAACGAGCCAGGCGTCCGGTCTGATAACCGGGGTTTTCACCCGGTGCCGACCGCGCACGGCGCATCACCAGCCGACGGGCATCACGCATATGACGCTGCCCAATCGTGACAAACGCCCGCCGGACACGGGCGCGGTTAAAGCGCATCTCGGCGGGCTGCTGAACATCAACGTGAAAAAAGGGAGTCGCCATTGCTGCCTCCGTGACTCTGCCTACATTCGCCCAGCTCCGTACACTCCAGCAGCAGAAAGCGCCGCGCCCCGTTCAGATCACGCTGACGTTTCACCCGGTACACACTGTCATCACAGACCACCTCATAATCAGCAGTGATCCCCCGGCGGTAACGAATGGTGATGTAATGGGTGATGGCGTCCCCGGTCTGCGCGGTTTCCTGCCAGGTGGTGGCACTGGTCTGGATAACCTTCGCCCATGTCCGGAACGTAACCGGGTATTGAGGCTCCACGCCAAAGTTATCCGCGGGCATATCCACCCGCTGGCGGATCAGGACGCGTTTATTCAGTTCACCGGGGTCCGGCAGAATGTAGGTTGCGCTGGTCTGCGCCTGACGAATTTTCATTGCGGAAAGTACCTGTACGGGCCGACAAGCCAGCCAAAACTCTGCGGCATGTCGAGTTTCTCCACTTCCGTAACCGACGAGCGGTTTTCGTAAAAATGGCTGATAAGCATCAGCATCCCCAGACGAATATCATCCGGCAGGTGCAGCCCGTCCGGATCGCTGTCCGGAATGGTTTCATCCGGTGCATAGAGCTTCCGGTTCAGATACGTTTCCGTCCGCTTTTGTGCCGCACAGGCCAGCAGTTGCAGATGGCGGTCATCAGCATCGAAATCCTCATCCAGCCGGAGTTGGGCTTTAATCTCTTCCATTGTCAGAAGCATACTCAGCCCTCTTTACTGGTCGTGGCTTTTTTCTCTTTTGTCGCTTTACTGCTTTTTGCACTGGTTCCGCGCTCTGCTAACCCGGCCTGAAGTGCAATCTCCTGCACCCGGGCAGGAAGCGCCCCGTCGTCATACTCACCGGCCCGAATGACCTCAACACGCATACCGTCCGGTGACCATTTCAGATCTTGTTTCAGGATCATGATTCTTCACCCGTCAGAACAGGGGCGCGGTTCCGCGCCCCTGAGTGATTACGCCACTGCAATCTTCAGCAGTTTGATGGCCTGCGAATCGACCAGCATGCCGCCGGTGCGTTTGGTGGTATAAAAACCGACAAACGGTTTATTGGTGTACGGGTCACGCAGAATGCGGGTGCCGATACGGTCAACGATGGTGTAACCCCGTTTGAAGTTACCAAATGCAATGGCTTTCGCATCAGCGGCGATATCCGGCATCTGTTCGTTTTCAGCGATACCGTAACCCGCCAGAGAGGACGGCTGCCCCAGCTCCAGCCCCGGACGCCACAGATAGTTACCCTCGCTGTCTTTCAGCAGACGGATGGCAAACAGGCTGTTGTTGTTCATCATGAACTTCGCGCCTGTGCGGTGTGCCTTACGCAGCGTGTAAATCAGTTTGATAATGGCGTCTGCGGTCACCGCCGTCGCGTCGCCGGATACAATATGCTGAAGTTTGCCGAACGCCCGGACCTTATCGGTTTCATCCGTGGATTCATACGCCAGGAACCCTTTCGGCTTCTTGGTACCATCGCCGGTGGTAAAGGCAATTTCTTCCTGTTCGGCAAATTCGGTTGCCAGCTCGCTGTTGATCCATGCTTCCACGTTGAAAAAGGCATCATCCAGCATTTTCTGGGTGGCCTGCGGGTTACCGTAGATTTCCCCCATGAAAGGTTCAATCAGGCCCAGTTTTGAGGTGGCAGTCTGGGAGCGCGCGTCAGTCTCGCCAACCCATCCGGAATCCGTGCCGCCCAGATTCACCAGTTTTTTGTATTCGGAACCACCAACGGTGATCACCGTGGCTTCCTGGCGCATCACCACTTCATCTTTCAGCAGGGTGAGAATGTTGCGATCCAGTGCTTCCGGCACGGCATAGCCGCCGTCTTCATCGGTGCCCACCTGTAATGCCTTGCGCTCCAGATCGCGCAGACCATCTTCACGGCCTTTACGCAGGAAGCCCACAAACGCTTCTTTATGCTCGGTGGCCAGTTTATTTTGCGCACCACCTGCCGGACGTTTCAGCTCAAGCAGCTCTTTTTCAAGATCGCTTTTGAGGTTTTCCAGCTCGCTGAGTTTCCCGTTCAGGGTTTCCACCTGCCCGGCAAGCTTGCCTTTTTCCTGCTCAATCGCATCCACGCGCTTGTCGTTCTTTGCTTTGAAGTCGTCAAACTTCTGCTGCAGCTCCTGCGCGACCTGTTCGACATCTTTAATATCAACCGCCATCGTATTTCTCCTGATTAGAAGTTCAGATTTTTCAGTGCATTCAGTGCAGAGCCCACATCCTCAGCGTCGCGCAGGGACAGTGCGCCATAGCCCCCGGCCATGAATGCTTTGGCCTGGGTACGGGAGAGTCCGACATCACGCAGGACTCTTTCGATTTTTTTCTGTTCGGGGATTTCCCCGCGGGCCAGTGCGTTCTTGACGTCGCTGATCCGCGCCTCGTCGTTAGACGGGAACGTCACCAGGCTGACTTCCCAGAGGTCGATTTCTTTCAGCAGAAAGGCTTCTTTGCTCCGGTCGTATTCCCAGTCTTTCAGGACGTACCCAATAGAAAGGCCGGTTAACGAACCGGCCTTCATGTGTGCATGTGCGCGTTTTGCGAGGGGATCATCATCAATAAGCAACCGTCCCCTGACGTAAAGCCCGACATCGTCTTCCTTCATTTCAGTGTAAACACCGATGGGTTCATCCATGCGGTGCTGCCAGAGCAGCGCAGGTAACGCTTTTCTGTCACTCCACGCCCGCAGGGAAGCAGCAAATGCCCCGGACATCACCACATCATCGTGGCTGTCCTTTACACCAAAGACGGAGCCATACCCTTCAAACTCACCGGAGTCACTGACAGATTTCAGACTCAGCGGTACATCAAGACGTTGTTTCGTCTGCATTGGCGTTATCCTTCTGCTTACCGGCTTTACTGCCATCGGAGGGTTTCGTGGTCATGTTCATCGGTGTGAGATAGACATCACCACCGGGTCGTGGATTCATATCTTCCAGGTCGCGGCAGTCATTGGGAGAGTAAATTCCCCAGTTGATCCCGGTGGCGTAGGCTTCAAAACGGGACTTCATATCTCCACGCAGTAACGCCCCGGCGTTAAATTTGGCGTAATAAACGCCCTGCTTACTTTTTCGTACCAGTCCGGTGTTGATCCGCTGTTCGATGCGGGTCAGATACGGCACCAGTGAATAGTTGATAAATCCCAGCCCCAGCTCTTCGATATTGTTGAAGGTGGCGCGATCGGTGTTCTGCACCATGTGCAACGGCACCCGGAACAGACGACAGATTTCTTCAAGCTGAAACTTGCGGGTTTCCAGGAACTGGCTGTCCTCGGCGTTCAGCGCCATCGACTTCCAGTCCAGCCCCATCTCAAGGATCATCGGGCGGTGAGCATTGCCAAGCCCGGTGTGACGCTCCTCAAAATCTTTCTTCAGGCGCTCATAAGCCTGATCTGACAGCGTCTGCTCTGTACGCAACACACCCGACGTCACCGCGCCATTGCTGAACAGTCTGGCCCCGTGCTCTTCGGTCGCTGCCGCCAGCGATATTGCCTCGCGGGCATAGGCGACGGGATTCAGCCCCACCAGTCCGTCCAGCGTCAGCGTGCGCACATGCCAGATATCCTCCTGGCTCAGTACATCCGTGGAGCCATCCGGGAATGTGACCTGATAGACCGGCTCCCAGCTACTGTTAAGCTTCGGTACCACACAGCCGGGATCGACGGGCAGCAGTTCAGCCACTTCGCCAAATGCTTTCACTTTGTAGGCGTAAAAGTTTCCCCGCAGGCACAGACAGGTGACCACCAGCTCCCAGAACTCCTGCGGCGTCATATAGCCATTGGGATGCGTGGAGATCAGCTTATGCAGACGTTCGCCAGTGGCTCTCTGCTTCAGGCTGCCGTTCAGGTGATACAGGTTGCAGGGCAACATCCCGACCGACTCCGCCAGCACCCTGACACAGGAAAAAACCGCCGTCAGTCGCATGGCCCGCTGGCTGCTGATCTGCTTTCCGGTATAGGTGTCGTAGGACAACCCGATAGCATCCGCCAGCTCTGCTGGCGTGGTCACCGGTGCGTCACTTTTTCGTTGAAATAATCCCGAAAAGAACACTATTTACCTCCGCCGACAGACGACTGTGTACGGTCGAGATATCGCGCCACCAGCCACGACCAGAACAGGCACAACGCCCCGGCAACAACAAACCCCGCCGGGGGATAAATCAGCCAGGCACCATACGCCAGCAAAAGCGCCCCCAGCACGCCCACCAGAGGCGCGAGAATCAGCATGATCATAATTACCTCAGTTAAAGCGAGCGGATCCCATAGGACTCAATGTGGTCAGACAGCGTGTCTTCTTTCTCGTACAGCATGGCTCTGCCAACTGCCATAATCAGCGCAACTGCACCATCGATTTTGTTTTCCGCCTGCTCTTTGACGGGCTTCACCACATCATCGTTACCCGGAATGGTTTTGCCGACCACGTTGCCGATACACCAGGTCATGATGGGATTGCCATCATGATGAAAGCGCCCCGATTCAATTGCCGCTTCCAGCTCTTTCATCGGGTCGGACATGTTGGTGTAGTTCTGAATGATAGTGATGGGGTTCAGGTCTTCATCAGCAAGGTCATGTGACAACCCGGTCGCCCCGAAGGGGTCGATGGGTGACTCACTGACCGGGCTGATTTTGTTCGCCGCTTTGGCCTCCTCGAGGATGTAGCGATAATCCACCTCCGCACCATCGGTAACGGTCAGAACGCCCATTTCCACCCATTTCTGAAAGCGTTCGGCTGTCCGTCGATCTTCATTTTTCTCGACGCTGTACACCGTGTCATACGGTACCCAGAAACGCGGGGCCACACTGTAGTAATGCGTTTTACCGTCAATCTCACGGGTATAAAGTCGCGCCATGCTGTTCATATCCAGCTTACGCGCCAGGTCAAAGGCCAGAATGCACGGCTGCCCCTCGAACTGCTCAAGGGTCAGTGATTTATCCTCGCAGCTCTGCCAGCTCACCAGGTTGAAATACGCCGAACGCGCCGACACCCAGATATTGAGGTGTTTTGTTTTAAAGACGTTTGCCAGACGGGCGTTATTTTTCGCACGCTGCTGCTGACTTAACAAAAATTCGCGATAAACCGACACGCCAATATTTGGATTGGCTTTTTCCAGCACCTGCGGGTCGGTCCAGTCGTCACCTTCATCAACGGTATAGATGATCCCGAACAGTTCATCGTTAGGCACCGAGCCGTTGAGCATCTCGATGACTTCCCGCCGTTTGTCGTAGCACGGCCCCTCAATGTTGTACCCGGCGGTAGTGATAGCCCACATCAGTGGCTGACGTCGCGCCCCCATCCCGGTAAGCATCGTGGTGTAAAGCGCATCTGTGGCGTGCTCGTGATATTCATCCACCACCGCACAGTGGGGTGATGAACCATCACCGGGGTTACCGATCAGCGGTTCAAAACGCGCACCATCCTCCGGACGGTTCATGTTTGAGGCGTTAACCTCAATCCCGAACGCTTCCGTCAGCATGGGTGTGCGTTTACACATCAGTCTTGCCGGACGAAAGACTTCCCATGCCTGTTTCTCCGTCGTGGCACCGGAATACACTTCCGCGCCGAACTCGTTATCACAGGCAAAACAATACAGGGCGACACCGGCAGAGATTGCCGATTTGCCGTTCTTACGGGGGATTTCGGTATACACCTCACGGAAGCGGCGCAGCCGGGAGCCTTTATTGACCCAGCCAAACGCGCAGCAGATCACAAAGAGCTGCCACGGCTCCAGCGTGATGGGCATCCTCTTGAATGCCCACTCACCCTTGGTGTGCGGCAACAGCTGAATAAATTTGGCGGCCCGTTCAGCCAGGTCCTTGTCGAAGCGGTAACGAAACGACTTACTTTTTTCCGCCATCAGGTCATCAAGATGGCGCTGGCAGGCCTGAATCACAAACTGGCAGGCCACAATCTTTCCGCGCACGACATCCCGGGCATACTGATTGGCAGCATTTACGTTGGGGTAAGATTTCCGGCTCATGATTCGATGATTTTCAGAAACGGGTTAGTGGCTTTCTTCTTCCCCGCCAGGCCAATCAGACGCTGGCGGCTGCTGGGGTCGAGTCCGAGCATTGCCCCCGTACTGCTCATCTCGGACTCCTGTTCTTTTTTGGCGGTCAGCTCCGGATTTTTGACCCTGCCGCCCATTGCACCGGTGATGGTGTTGCCCTGTCTGGCAATATTTTTCACGGCACGTCGCCAGAACTCGTAGGCCACACACCACCGCTCAAGCACCGCGAGGTCAGTCACGCACAGCAGGCCCTGACCGCAGAGTTCTTTAGTTGTCAGTTGCCACATGATCGTAGCGAGAGGGAGATCTTCTTCAGCGAACCACTCCGGTGGCTCAACACCTTTGATGGGCGTAAAAACAGGTTCATCTTTATTCAGGGCTCGCTTGCCGGGGTTTCCGGCCAGCGCCTTGCGCGCCGTTGGCTTGGGGCGACGCCCGGAACGCCCCGCCGTTCCAGCCATATGCGGCACTCCTGGTTAAATTTCATTTTTCGCGGGTATAAAAAAACGATGGGGCGGGCAGTCCGGAAGACGTCAGGTCACAGGGATTTGACCCGCCCCTCCCCTCAGACAGTTGAGAATTATTATCACTTCAGCCGTTCACGGGCCGTCTTCGCCTTATGACACGACCAGCACAGACTCTGCAGATTACAGTCGGCATCAGTGCCGCCATGCGCTTTAGGGATGATGTGGTCAACGGCTTTCGCCTCACGCACCACACCGGCACGCAGACATAACTGACACAGGCCTTTGTCACGCTTCAGGACACGCGCGCGGATACTGTCCCACTTCGAACCGTAGCCGCGCTGATGACGGGATTGTCTAGGTTTGTATTGCTTCCAGCCTTCGCTTTTGTGGCTTTCGCAGTAGCCTGACGGGTCAGTCGTGGTATGGCGGCAACCGCGAACACGGCAGGCTTTTGGGATTCGTGGCGGCATTGAAGACTCTCTTTGATGTGCATGTGTGGTGCGCATAAAAAAGCCCCGCATGTGCGAGGCTAATGATTTGCATAAATTTGTTGTTTCAGTCTAGCTTTATAAGTTTTACGGGTTTCTCGCCTGCTTCTACACACCAGTTGTTGTACTCATGTACAGCTCGCATCAGCTCACCATCATAGTGACCAACCTTCTCTACAAGGGATGTAAGCGATTGGGGGTTGAATTCAACAATTTCTGGTGGGATGAGGTTTACATTCCCTTTCTGATGAAGGGCATAGACAGCAGTACGTAAATCACCAATAGCTTTCATTCGTTCAGCATGAAGATCTTTGATCTTTTCATTAAGGATTTTGCAGCGACCTATTGCTTCATAATTCAGTTCAGACATTCTGCCCTCCTATTAAAATTCGTTATCTTTAGAGATAACTCTATATTAAGAATGATTTTCTTTATCCTTAAAATAATACCCAATTATAAATCCTAATGAAGTACCAAGGGCAGTAATCATTATTGACAATACCTTTTCCAGCTCGAGTGGCTTTAAATATTGAACGTAATCATCAACACCTTTGCTCTTTAACTCTAAAGCCCAATTCACAACAGAATTATTATACCAAAGAACAAAAAGACAGCTAAAAATAAGAAGGCAAAAAAAGAACCAGAGAAACGTAATAGTTAAGGCGCTTCGTGTTTTACCATCAGTATGCTTAGAGTTAACAGCATTTTCCTCTGCTTTTCCAGCTGACTCTTCAATTTTTTTATTTTCGATCCTGGCTACTTTTAATCTATCAAGGATGCTTCCAACATCTTCAATCGACATTTGAATTCCCTCCCGCAATTTTAGATAAGGAGTTCATAGCCTCAACATAGTCTGAACTTAAAGACTCATTATATTTTTCAATACTCGAAATTCCATTTTTCACAACTGGGCTAATTTTTATGTAGAGAGCAACCTGTCCTTTTTCAAACTCAGAGAGATTATCACCAGAGTTTTTGCGGATATCCTCAATTGAGTTCAATAGCTCTGTAATAAGAACCATGTGAGCATCAGCCATCGCAGCAGATGCTGCTCTGAACTCCGCAATCTTTTCAATAGCTTGTTTGATTTTTATGTTTGACATATTATCTCCATCATATAATGTTCATATTCTCTCACTTATCATCAAAAATGACAAGCTAAGGGAACCACTTAATTTATATGTGGAAAGAATGATTAAATTTTTCAATCTTAATATATACATCACATCAATTATTAAAAGTAACAAAACACTTGTCTACTTATAACTTTATTGTTTTTCATATTTAGGTAAGCATGAGCAATAATTATATCGTATTCTGTGTGGTATATTATATTCATCTACTAACAAGAAAAATATACCACTTCAAATTGTACGTTTGTATTTCTTATGCATACCGCGCTCAACAGAGTCACCAGGAATATGGTTAATAGTCTGCTGTATATTTCTGGCCTCTTCCGTTGCCTCTACACGGTGTCCTGCTGCTGAGTGCTTAGCCGCTGCGTTAACTTCAGTGTATAACAGAGCAGTTTTAACCTCTTCTTTTACTAGTGCCACGGATACGCCCTAGGCCAACAACTCCAGCGATAACAGTGATAACCAAAGCAACCAGTCCAATAAATCTTTCGATACTCATTGCATCAGAACAGATTTTGCCAAATTAACAGAACGGGCGTGGTATAACACTTCGAAAACACGATCAATCTGCCTCTTTTAATTCATGCATTGAGTTCTGATGTATTCCTGTAGGTAATTAACCTGTGCGGTTATCCTGTCGATTCCACTTCGGAGACGGTAATAATTGAATTCAGCATCTGCTGTAAGTCCTGGGCTTTCTCCATCGCCCATGCCGCTGGCTCTGGTCGTTGATTTTGCACAGGTGGCGGCGACTTGCAGGCGCTTACGCCCAGAAGAAACATCAGCACGGAGACTTTCGATAGTCGCATTAGCATCAGCAAGCTCCTTTGTGTATCTGGCGTCAAGTTCTGCTACGTCACGTTGACGCTTCTGCATATCAAAGATGGTCGCCATAGCCGAATCTAATGCCATAGCATTCTCATCACGCTGCATTTTGTATTCAATGGCTTTATTGTGGTAACGATTCACTGAACAGATGAAAGAACCAATGACAGTAACGAAGAAAGCAACGATAACCAGCTTATAGCTCAACTTCATTTACCACCCCGCCAGCCTCTTTGAATCGGGCAATCAGGTCACCGATTTTATGTTCATACTGACCGTAACCAGCGCCGGGTAATGACGCCCAGATATTGCTGCAACGATCGATAGCCTGACGGATATCACCGCGATCAATCATCGGTAAAGCGCCACGCTCTTTAATCTGCTGCAATGCCACTGCGTCCTGGCTTTTGGGGGAGAAGTCTTTCAAACCAAGCTGTTTACGGTAAGCATCCCACCAGCGTGAAAGAAGCTGATAACGCCCGGCGGCTGTTGATTTGAGTTTGGGGTTTAGCGTGACAAGTTTGCGAGGGTGATCGGAGTAATCAGTGAACAGTTCGCCGCCAACAATAACATCATAACCGTGGTTACGTGTCGGTTGTCGCCCGTTATCCGTTCCTTCTGACCATGCCACCATATCGAGGAAAGCTTTACGCTGGGAATTTAGTACCTGCATAAATTACTCCTTAGAGCCACCAAACTTATTACCGATTACTCTCATTGCAGCCCCACGAATAGCATCGACACCGATCAACCCAACGCCACCACCAATGGCAACAGAAAGCGATTTAGGCCATCCGACATACTCAAGCGCGGATGCAAAAGTCAGAGTCAGAGCGCCACAGAGCAAAATCTCGAGCGTTTTTCGCTTCCAGCCGCCACCACCATCAAAGTAGGCGATACGCAAACCAGCCATAACAATCGACATAATCACTGCGCCCAGCGGTGTGTCTCCACGCCACCAGCTCTGGACCAAGTCCAGCCAAGTATTTGGGTTATGAGGCATTTGTAGTTATCTCTCACCTCGCCGATACAGGAGGTGCAAATTGAGGGAGTACCACGAACCGCAAACCAGAAGCGGAAACGTAAAAGAAGCCGAGCCAATGGATAAGTACTAGATAGACCAAGCCCAACGAATACCAAGGCCCAGAAATGACAAAACCCGCTCGACGGCGGGTTTAAGCTGTGTGGCAAAGTAACCACTCTTAACACGATATAATACTTTTTGCGTACGCGTTAACTTTTTCTGTAGTATTTAGTGTAAGATTCTTCACAAGATAGATACTTTGGAGTACATGATGTAAAGTGCTGTATGCATAAACAGTACAAAGGATATCATGATGAACAAATTAGCACGCTTATTATTAACAGCCAGCTCAATTGCACCTGTTTGCGCAACTCTATTTTTTATTGGATATGTAAAAGATACGGTTTGGCTGATGCAATATAGCTTATGCGTTGGCATAGCAAGTTGGTTATTAGCAATAGGCCTGATTCAATATGCTGAGAAACAACTTGAACCTCTGACAAAAAATATTAGTTCAGTTTCTCCCGCTAACAAAGAAGTAACTAATTATTTCTTAAGCTATTTATTCCCTCTCCTAGGAACAGATTCTATTGCTGAAAATAAAGCATATGCGTTATTCTTTTATTTATCATTGTTATTTTACATCAGCTTTTCCGAGAACTATAACTTTAACCCAGTATTGTCACTTATCGGTTATAAATTTTACGAAGCTGAAGATGACACCGGCGTAGGTTTTGTATTGATTTCTAAATCAGTTATTACTGATATTAAAGATATCAAATTTACAGTTATTCAATTAACAGACTACACATTTCTACATGTTAAAGGATAATAACCATGGCACTTTTTGCAGTAATAGATAATACAATTGCAACGAGAATTGTTAGAGTCGAACTTGATGCAACAGCAAGTACTTCTGTTACGGCCATTTTCCAACAACAGCGTCAATATTTTGAAAGTCATCATAACAATATGATACCATTCTATGCCGGTTATACACCAAAACATAGTGAGTGTTTTGAAATACAAAACTTTACTGATTCTGCACGCCTGATTGACGCAGTCAATAGGCCTACCGCCGTGCCTATCTGGGATCCTAGCCAAATTGATATTGGTTATATTAAAGCATTATTTGTTGGTGTTGACGCGCCAGCAAACCCCAATATTATTGCACTACAAACTTTCAACAAAAAACAAATCTTAGATACCTCAAAATCATTCTTTGGAAAGCTTTTTGCAAGCAAAACTACCTTTAGTAAAGCTAATAGCATCGGTTTTAATGTTGATGATAAACTAGTTGCAATAATTATCAATGATACAATACGATTTAAGAGTTTCTTTAATCTAAGAAGCATTTTTGACATGTCGTCCTATTTTTCTGCTGCTACTGACCAAGAACTTAATGCATTTAGTCAACTTAGTATATTTTCTACTCCCCAAGGTTTTGATCTAAAATCCGTTGCAGATACAGTGATAAGAAATAAAGTAACACTAATAAATCAGACTGGGATGCTAACACCCCAAAATATGTCAAAGTTTAAATCCGAAGCTGCTAAAGTTAATTTCCCCTTACAAACCATAATAGTTGGCGGTGTTGAGAAAATTGTCATGCCTTCATCAAAAAAAGAAATAAAAGCCCTTCTTGACTTTCTTGAGGAAGACATTTGGGTTTCTGGAATAAGTGGAAGACGCTTTAAATCGAATTCAAAGCGCCCAATATAACTAGAAGACAGTTAAGAATAGTTAACAGGCAAGAGTGCAAACAATGCCTTCAATGAAACCAAGCGATGTTTGCAACTCTTTCCTGATAGTCCCATCCGAACACTTTCTCTTCTTAGCAATGGCTCGCAATGAAATCCCTACCACAAAATGGGCTATAACTAACTCATACTCTTCTGGTTTGTACTTTCTTAATCTAGCTACGCACCCATCGATCATGAGCCCCTCATCATCATCACACTGAATCCGGGACTTTTTGCCATGAGGTAAAAGCCCCTTGAAGCCAGCGGCTACCGGTTGCCAGTCCACTCCGCTATTGTCTGAAGCAGCCCAAGCTCCCCAACGATCCATCACTTCATACATATCACGCATCAACTTTCTCCACAAAATCAGGCCAGTACGCCAATTGCCAGCGCACGATCGATAAAACGAAATATCAGCTCCAGCTGAGAGCCATACTTCTCTTCAAATGCCACGGTATCCGCATGCAGCTCGTCGTGATGCTTTCTGCACAAAGGCAACACAAAGAGGTCATGCGCTTTTGTACCCATTCCACCCTGACCGTGGCCTATCAGATGGTGGGGATCATCAGCAGGCTTTCCACAACATGCACACGGCTGTGTCTTAACCCAGCGCGTGTACTTTTCATTAACCCAGCGGCGGCTTTTTGGGCGTAACATAAAAGACTCCGGCGACTCCGGATCCACTTTCAGCGCCAGCACCTTTTTCGCTTTATCCAGGATGATGCTGGTGGCAGGAACCGAAGGCACAAGGTCACTTTCCCGGGTGACAGACGGCACAACAGGTTTCGGTAATCTCAGCGCCTTACGGGCTGCGCTTTCAGGTAAGGCATCCGCCAGGTCATTACGAATCAGCCACCAGCACAGTTCCGGCATTGTCACGGCATGGTTATCATCAAAATCGAGATCCCGACGGACTACAGACAACACCCAACGGGCACAGTTATCCGTTGCCATTGATTCCAGCCGCTCCGTGAACTGATCACGTAACTGATTATCGCAGTGCCAGCACAGACGGATTGCACCCGGCGCGTGTCGCATTGTGGTCATGTTCTCGCTGTGCCAGTCGGAATGAGGCCACTGGCAGCCTTTTTCACGAAGTAACCAGCTTTCAAGACATTCCAACCCACCAGCACGACGAATCACTGCCTCATTACGGAACACGGCCCGAACGGCAGGATCATCCGCCAGCGGTTGTGATGCCGCCGGAACGGCACCACTGGCGAAAGATGAATAACGTTCCGGCTCAGGCTCCAGCAGGACACGCCCCTGCATAAACAGGGGCATCAGCTCTGAACCTGGCCTGAACAATACGATCCCCATACGCGGGGCAATTTCAGGGATCAGTAGCGCTCTCACGGTCACCTCAATGAACGGTATCGAGCAGCTTTAACAGCTCAGGGAACCGGGATTCGAAGAAATGCGGCTGCGTCTCGCGCGGATTTGCGGGACTGGTGATGTTCTTGCCGAACATGCAGCCTTTCGCCGTCAGCGACCAGAATTTTTTGATGTTGTTAATCGCAGTGCGGCTGTATCGTTCACGTTGTTCAACGATCCCCAGCTTCGCCATCTGGTGATATGCCTGATTAGCTGTCAGGCGGATACCATACTGCTTCAGCAGTGCACTCAGTGACAGCGTGGGGCGGCTTGAGCCATCAGGCGCGTCAGCAGGAGCATCAATGGCATAGCGCGGTGCCAGATTCGGTAAGCCAACAGCCTCCTGGAGTTTCTGACAGGCACCAAGCACTGAAGAGTTAGACAGGTTTAATTCCCGGCGCATAAAGTCCAGCAGAATCACACCAGCCTGCATCTTGTCAGCAGCCTGTCCGGATAATTTTTCCGGTGCGCTGGTTACCATGTCGAAAGTACGGATCACCTTCAGATGGAATGACGGGCTTATCCACATTGCATAGGCATACACCAGTTCTTTGCAGACATACGTCCCCTGGTTATTTCCGCCACGAATAACGTTAACTGGCTCTATATTGACCGAGTTGCAAATCTGCAACTCGCTTATTAAACGTTCAGTTTGCTCATTGCGGAGCCAGAATGCAGGCTTATGCTTATCCAGAGAACCGGCAGCCCTGTGCAGATCGTTCAGGCTGTAACGACCATAAGCATCACGACGAACTTCAATACCATCAATGACCATCAGATTATTCATACTTCGTTTCTCCTCTTGATCAGGCGGCTGCACCCGCCGTTTTCTCGTACTTACTGATGGTGATCTCGACCTTCCCTTTCGGGATAACCGGTCCCCACTCCACCAGCATTCTTTTCACCTGTCTGTCGTCTTCCCACACACCCGCGTGGGTCAACGCGTCAAACAGCGCCTTGTTATAGTTGTCCAGATCGCGGATCCGGTTATCCGGAGGAAACAACACGATCTCCACTGAAGCAGGTGCCGACGTTGGTTTTGGCAGACGACGTAACTGCTCAACTATTGCTGCGCACGCCGCGCTCTGAAATTTTCGCCCCGCCGCGCTTATCAGGCTCTTACCAGCAAATGCCCCTTTGTTGGGGTGTCGCCAGTACGTGTTCACGCTGGGCGGGAAAGGCAGGATCAGCTTCATACTTTCAGGCCTCTCTCATGTAACCAGTGGGTTGCACGCAGCCTGGCGTTTTCCTCACCGGCAAGCAGTGAGCGGATAATCCCGACCGCCTCGCTGTCGTCGTCCTTCACCGCGGTATGAAGAGTGATACCCCGGGCCACGCCACGCTTTATCGTGATGACGCCTTTTTTCTCCAGTGCGCGAAGATGTTCCACCGCTGCATTCACTGAACGGTATCCCAGCATGGTTGCCACCTCCTGATTGGTTGGCGGGAAGCCACGTTCTTTCTGGTAAGAAATCAGCATATCCAGCACCTGCTGCTGGCATTGAGTTAACGTCGTCATGCCGCCATCTCCCTGACCAGTTTTTCCGCCTGCTGGCGAACCTGCACCAGAAACGCCTCACCACATGCCTCAAGTTCATCGCGCCCGATGTAGCTGATTGCCGGTCCCTTCCAGGTCTTGTCGAAAACAGCAATAGCACCAGCGAAGAAAGCGCCTGTCGGCACCTGCTTCTCATCTTTCGGGATAAACCAGGCAGGCAGTTCAAAACCAATACGCCCGCGAATAAAAGCAATATGGTCCGCATCTTCCGGCCACCACACTTCGCTGGTGGCAGCTTTGATCAGGAAAACATAGCGCCCACCCTTATCACGCATGGCACTGGCATGTTTCATGATGTAACGCATGCCGGTGATGTATTGCCCCTCATGCTGACTGGCGCGGCTGTATGGGGGATTACCAAAGGCAGCACCTTTAAGCTCCACAAGACGTTCTGACCAGTCATGCGCCAGCGCGTTGTCTTCCGCCGTGTAATACGCAGCACATTTGGCGTTATCACCATCAGTGAACAGATCCAGAACAAACGGGCCAAACAGGGTGTTAATTCCCCAGAAAATGTTATCCGGCGTGCGCCACTGATCGCCCACTTCCTTCAGTTCATGGGCTGGTTTGTTCCGCAGTTCCGCCAGCGCCTGGCAATATTTATTACTCATTAAGCCCCCACGTAATTCCCTGACAGATACCACTCTTCACCCGATGCCGCGCGCTTGCTGCTTTTCCGTAAGCACCGCTCACGACGCTCCAGAAAATTGTTTCGTTCTGGCTGGGAGTGGCTTTCACGGAATGCCGCCATCCACACGGTTGCAGCACGACGGTATAAGCCCCTGGACTCCAGTTCTTCAGCCTGGCGGGTCAGGCACAAAATTACCCGTGGATCGTTAGTGCCGACATAGAAATTGCGCACAGGTCTGGTTTCACGAACTGGTTGTGGTTCCGGCTCCTGCGCTCTCTCAGTCAGGCGAGGGAAATGTCTGCGTGTATCTCCTTCACAACGGTGAGCCACACGCCCACTCTGACGTAACTTGCTTGCTGACTGCAGAACGCGCTGCCGTGAGTAACCTGCAAAAGCATCCGCAATGTCTCCGGAAGTACACCCCGGATGGGCTTCAATGTATTTCTGAACTTCATTCAAAAGACTCATGATCACCCCCTGAATCCTGCCGGGATCTGGCTGTAGTCCACGTTGTCGTAACTGGCTTTGAAGTACGGGTCTTCGCGTTTTTCGGTGTACGTGCTGACGGACGGCGATAAGCGCAGGGAAAGCTCATCCCATTTTTCCCGCAGCTTCGACGGGCTGAGCACGTTACGGCACCAGAACGGATCGCGGCTGACGCGGCTGTACATCTCGCAGATTTGTTTGTGAGTACGACCATCCTGCACACACATCAGGCGAATTTCGTTTGCCCAGGCTGTCCAGTTCGGTTCTTTGGGACGAACCACCTCGCCGTCACATTCGGCGGCCTGCTCGTACAGGGCGATGATTTTTTTCCAGAGCCACTGTGCGCAGGTCAAATCATCCTGCGTTCCCCACTGGCGCTTTTTAGGGCTGAATACAACCGCATCAGGATGGCGAGTTAAAAACTCCTGTTCAGCCGTCTGCGTGTCCGGTTGCGAAGCGTCCGGACGAGAAGTTTTTTTATCTGACGGATCATGTTTTGATTTTACTGACGGATCCCCGCCAGATTCTGACGGGTGAAAACCCGCTTTTTTGCCAGATTTCGACGCATCAAATTTTGACGGGTCAGATTTTGATGCGTCAGATTTTGACGGGTCAGAATCTGACAGTTGAGAAAATGCCGCTGCCTGAAGCTTCGCAACGTTAAGCTGATAAACATTCGACGCATTGCGGTTACCCTGGCGACGCGCCTTACGCGTTAACCAGCCTTCTGCTTCCAGCCGTGCGATAGCCGTTCTGACGGTACTCATTCCCGCGCCAATCTGGCGGGCAATGGTTTCAATTGATGGCCAGCACACACCTTCGTCATTACTGAAATCAGCCAGGCGGGCCATAATTGCCACGCTGGATAATTTCATGCCTGATGCAGCGCAACCATCCCATACATAGCCGGTTAATTTAGTGCTCATGACCGACCTCTATTTCCCTGAATTTACGACGAAACTGTTCGAGCGGGCTGAAGCACTCATGCTCATAGCCTTCGCGGAGGTAGATAACACGTTGTGTTTCCGGCTCCCAACGAATGACTCTGACGGGCACTCCGTAGTGATCTTTGAACCAGCGGTTAACTTGTCGCAAAGGACTGTCTCCTTCTGCCGGTTGAAATCACCCACAGCCCACTCTGCAAAGCTGTGGGTTACAATTTCCCTGTCACCTGGTACATTCACTGCATAGCAATATTCCACCTTCGCTTTTCCACCCGGTACAGGAAGCGCAATCAGTTGCGAGCGACGGTAGTGTGTTGTTAAACTGTTCATGCGTTAGTTTCTCCACAACCAGAAGCAATCGACGCCACGACGCCCGGAGCTGCACACTCGCGGGCGTCATTACTTTCTGAAATGCAAAAAATTTTGTAGACAAGTGCTGCATGCTCCTGCAGCTTCGAAATTGAGAGATACAGCTCGTCGTTAATTGCTGTCTTCTCATGCGGTTCCACTACACCGTCTTCGATTGCTGAACGAATCTGTTTTGAATAACTGCCGATCTGTTCAATGACTTCCAGCAGACGCTGGTTAATATCGGCGTTGTCCACATCCTCGACGTCAGGAAGAGACACAAAGACGCCATTTGCAGACTGCGCCACAGCATCAGCAATGAAGTGAGTGCCACCAGCACGCTGTAAAACCATTGCCCATCCCAGCGGGAAAATCTGATCGCCATCTGCACGAAGGCGGTTGAATAAAGCGTTTTCTGTTACATCGAGCCAGTCAGCCGCTTCAGCGTAACCACCCGGCAACGCCGCGATAGTTTTTCTGACAGCTTTCACGTACCACTCAGGCTGTTTTTCTATTTTCCAGTGATGCTTACCCACGATTAGCCTCATCGTTCTGTGGTTAAAAATTGAAAGTGTTCTGCTAATCTTTCGGATAGATATCCGGTCTTAAGTCAGATTTCGTAATTGCACCTGACGTGCATTGCTCAAGTTTTTTAGCCAGCACAAAACTGGCTTTTTTATAGCCATTGAAAACCAGCCGTAAGTAGCCAGGTGTTGAGCCAACTTTTCCGGCCAACTCGCCCTGCTGTTCTTTGGTTAAAGAGTCCCAATACGCTTTCATACAATATGTACCTCCGGTGTACATATTACATGATTGAAATGAACCTTCAAGATACTTGTACCTTAACGGTACAAGGGTTTTAATTTCGTTATGAAAACAATCCATGACATCCGGCGGTCTAACGCCAGAAAACTGAGAGATGGTGTTGGCGGGAATTCTTCCTTTGCCACTATGATTGATCGCGAGCCAACCCAGACCAGCAGGTTTATGGGAGATGGTGCTACTAAAAATATCGGTGACAGCATGGCACGACACATCGAAAAATGTTTCGACCTGCCTGTCGGATGGCTCGATCAAGAACACCAGACAACGAACATCACAAAAAAACCTGATGTTTCAATCACTAATAAACAAATCACATTAGTCCCTGTCATATCATGGGTACAGGCCGGAGCATGGAAAGAAGTTGGATATTCTGAGGTTGATTTGAGCACAGCAGAAACGTATCCCTGCCCTGTACCCTGTGGGGAAATGACTTATATCTTGCGGGTGATAGGTGATTCAATGATTGATGAGTACCGCCCGGGAGACATGATTTTTGTCGATCCTGAAGTACCTGCCTGCCACGGTGACGACGTTATTGCATTGATGCACGATACAGGTGAAACCACCTTCAAAAGGTTGATAGAAGATGGGACACAGCGTTATCTCAAAGCGTTAAACCCAAACTGGCCTGAGCCTTACATTAAGATCAACGGTAATTGCTCTATAATTGGTACAGTGATTTTCTCAGGAAAACCAAGAAGATACAAAATCAAAGCCTAATCAATGTTTATGAACCTGCTTCGGCAGGTTTTTTTATACTTGACAATGTACCCTTGAGATACATAATGTACCCAAGCGAAACAACGAACAGGCAGGACGCCCACGAAGTAGCCGCCTGGGGCATATGAAGTCCAGGATGATTCGTTAGCAACAAAAAAGCGCCCTACAGGACGCTTAGCTCTTTAACAATCTGGTCCCCATCAACAAGTAACTGATAACTTGAGGAGATGTGAAATGCACAAAACAGAACCCAAAATCGTCGCGCCTGGCTACACAGATGAGGAAATTTATGAGTGGATGACAAAGAAGCTGGCAGCTATAAACCAGCTTCGTGAAGTGCTGTCTTATCGACAGGAAACAATAGACTCCTTAAAAAAACTGGATCAGGAAATCACGGTTTTATCACAGGATGTTACTTTAGATATTGTGCAGACAAATTAGGATCCCATTCATTTTCGTCAAAATCATCAAAGTGATGAATTTGTGATCTCCAGTCTCGATAATCTAAAAATTTCTGGGCGGTTACGCTTATTTTATCAAGTGTGAGTTCATCCTGAATTGAAAGAAGAAGTTCATCAAATTTCATCTCATTAATCTGTTTTGGCATCCAGTGATGCTTCATCAGAATAAGGTGAACCAGAGCCTTTTTCCCATTCAACTGATTATAGGGAGTGCCGAATTTCTTCCGGTGCTCATGTAAGACAAGGTCCAAAAGAGTAAGTAATGTTGCCCTTGATTCAACTTTGCTTATTTCGACTGATGACACTACCCCACTGATTTCAATGCCCCGATACTTTCCAACATTTTCACAGTGGGATTTGTACAGCGTATAGATATTACCGGACATTTCTTTTCCTTTTACGTTGTTGGGGATAACCAGATTAACCGAATCCTTGTTGTTGGGGAATAACTAGGTCCACCTCGCCTGATGTGGCTAAAAGCAGGCACATAACAGCTAAGTATTTTCAACCAGAGAGAATCCTTAGCGTTGTGGTGAATGCGGCTCAGCGCACGCGGGTTAAGGTTGAGGCTGACAGTCGACCTTCTGTGGATACCCACCCGCCTGGTGTGCAACCTTCGCCAGGCACCGGGAGGCACCCGGCACCACAACTTTATGCTGTGTGTAGTCTTGGCGGTACCAGCTTGTACCCTTGCTTCCGGCTGGTACCGTCCTTTTTACAAAACAGAGAAGAGCATCACCGGACGACGGGCTCATAACCCAATCCATCCGGGCGGCAGTCACCGCAGGTGTTCTTCTCTGTTTTGTGGAGAAACTAACCGACCTTGCAGGGTCGATATGATGAGGAGCAGCAAAATGGCTAGCGAACGCAGTACTGATGTGCAGGCATTTATCGGGGAGCTGGACGGCGGCGTATTTGAAACCAAAATCGGCGCAGTTCTCAGTGAAGTCGCTTCCGGTGTGATGAACACGAAAACCAAAGGTAAGGTCTCGCTCAACCTGGAAATCGAACCGTTTGATGAGAACCGAGTGAAAATCAAACACAAACTCTCATATGTTCGCCCGACTAACCGCGGGAAAATTTCCGAAGAAGACACCACCGAAACGCCGATGTATGTCAATCGCGGTGGTCGCCTGACTATTCTGCAGGAAGACCAGGGACAGTTACTGACTCTTGCCGGTGAACCTGACGGAAAACTCCGCGCAGCAGGTCGTTAATATCGTTTTTAATTAACTGATTATTTATCTCATCACTGAATATCTTTATATAGTGAGGACTTATTATGTCTCAGAACTTAGACGCAACCGCAATTAATCAAATCCATGCCCTTATTTCTGCTCAGGGTGTTAATGAAATTATCAGTAAGATTGGTGCCGATGCTGTGGCATTGCCTGAGAATTTCCGCATTCATGATCTGGAAAAATTTAATTTAAATCGCTTCCGTTTCCGTGGTGCGCTTTCCACTGCCAGCATCGATGACTTTACCCGTTATTCTAAAGATCTTGCAGATGAAGGCACCCGCTGCTTTATCGATGCTGATAATATGCGTGCCGTCAGTGTGCTTAACCTGGGTACTATTGATGAACCAGGTCACGCAGATAACACCGCCACACTCAAACTGAAAAAGACAGCACCGTTCTCTGCTCTGTTGTCTGTTAACGGCGAGCGTAACTCCCAGAAGTCACTAGCAGAATGGATTGAAGACTGGGCCGACTATCTTGTGGGCTTTGATGCTAATGGTGACGCTATTCAGGCAACAAAAGCGGCTGCGGCTGTCCGTAAAATCACGATTGAAGCAAACCAGACCGCTGATTTTGAAGATAATGACTTCAGCGGCAAACGCTCCCTGATGGAGTCTGTCGAAGCGAAGACCAAAGACATTATGCCAGTGGCATTTGAATTTAAATGCGTTCCGTTTGAAGGTCTGAAAGAACGTCCGTTTAAATTACGCCTCAGTATTATCACTGGCGATCGTCCTGTACTGGTTCTGCGCATTATTCAGCTGGAGGCGGTGCAGGAAGAAATGGCTAACGAATTTCGTGATCTGCTTGTTGAGAAATTCAAGGACAGCAAAGTAGAAACCTTTATTGGTACTTTCACCGCCTGATTTCATTACTGCAAATGCCCCTGCGGGGGCATTTATGGAAACGTAATTTACTCAATAATCGCCGGATGGTGAGGGATTCTTTTTGCCAGAATTCAGCGCGGTGCAGCGCATATACGTGGAGAACAAAATGTCATTTATTAAAACTTTTTCCGGGAAGCATTTTTATTATGACAGGATAAATAAAGACGACATCGATATTAACGATATCGCGGTTTCCCTTTCAAATATCTGTCGCTTTGCCGGTCATCTTTCGCACTTCTACAGCGTCGCCCAACATGCGGTTCTTTGCAGCCAGCTGGTGCCGCAGGAATTTGCTTTTGAAGCGTTAATGCATGATGCAACAGAAGCGTATTGCCAGGACATTCCCGCACCACTGAAACGCCTTCTTCCTGACTATAAACAAATGGAAGAAAAAATAGACGCCGTAATCCGTGAGAAATACGGGTTACCCCCAGTTATGAGTACGCCCGTGAAATATGCCGATCTCATCATGCTGGCAACCGAACGCCGCGATCTCGGGCTTGATGATGGCTCTTTCTGGCCTGTACTGGAAGGTATCCCGGCAACAGAGATGTTCAACGTGATTCCACTGGCACCGGGCCATGCCTACGGGATGTTTATGGAACGCTTTAACGAGTTATCGGAGTTACGCAAATGCGCATGAATGTTTTCGAAATGGAAGGGTTTCTTCGTGGGAGATGTGTACCGCGAGATCTGAAAGTAAATGAAACAGATGCTGAATACCTGGTGCGTAAATTCGATGCGCTTGAAGCTAAATGTGCAGCACAGGAAAACAAAGTAATACCAGTGTCAACTGAACTGCCACCAGCAAATGAAAGTGTTTTGTTATTCGATGCTAACGGAGAAGGCTGGCTAATTGGCTGGCGTTCTCTCTGGTACACCTGGGGACAAAAAGAAACCGGAGAATGGCAGTGGACATTTCAGGTCGGGGACCTTGAAAACGTCAATATCACTCACTGGGCAGTAATGCCAAAAGCACCGGAGGCTGGAGCATAATGACCACTTTTACCGACAAAGAACTGATTAAAGAAATTAAAGAGCGTATCAGCAGCCTTGACGTGCGAGACGATATTGAGCGCCGTGCTTATGAAATCGCACTCCTATCTCTGGAAGTAGAACCAGATGAACGCGAAGCTTATGAATTATTCATGGAAAAGCGTTTCGGTGACTTAGTAGATCGTCGGAGAGCAAAAAACGGCGATAACGAATACATGGCATGGGATATGACTCTCGGTTGGATCGTCTGGCAGCAACGAGCTGGTATCCATTTTTCAACAATGTCACAGCAAGAGGTGAAATAATGGAGCCATACAGCCTCACACTCGATGAGGCCTGTCATTTTCTCAAGATATCCAGACCGACTGCCATTAACTGGATACGCACAGGGCGTCTTCAGGCAACACGCAAAGATCCCACTAAGAATAAATCTCCTTACCTCACAACACGACAAGCCTGCATTGCGGCTCTTCAGTCTCCGCTGCATACTGTCCAGGTGAGCGCGGGTGATGGCATAACAGAGGAAAGAAAATGTCACTCTTCCGCAGAGGTGAAATATGGTACGCCAGTTTCACATTGCCGAACGGTAAAAGATTTAAACAGTCTCTTGGAACAAAGGACAAAAGGCAGGCGACAGAACTCCATGACAAGCTAAAGGCTGAAGCATGGCGGGTCAGCAAACTTGGTGAAATACCTGATATAACGTTCGAGGAAGCGTGTGTCAGGTGGCTTGAAGAGAAAGCACATAAAAAATCACTGGACGATGACAAAAGCCGGATCGGATTCTGGCTTCAACATTTCGCAGGGATGCAACTAAGAGACATCACTGAATCAAAAATTTATTCAGCGATGCAGAAAATGACAAACCGGCGTCATGAGGAAAACTGGAAACTCAGGGCAGAAGCATGCAGAAAAAAAGGGAAACCTGTTCCAGAATACACGCCAAAACCAGCGTCCGTTGCAACGAAGGCTACGCATCTTTCATTTATAAAGGCCCTGCTAAGAGCCGCAGAGCGTGAATGGAAAATGCTGGATAAGGCACCAATTATTAAAGTGCCTCAACCGAAGAATAAACGTATCCGCTGGCTGGAGCCTCATGAAGCACAAAGGCTGATTGATGAATGTCCGGAGCCATTAAAGTCTGTTGTTGAATTTGCACTGGCAACAGGCTTAAGACGCTCGAACATCATCAACCTTGAATGGCAACAAATAGACATGCAGCGCCGGGTGGCATGGATAAACCCGGAAGAGAGTAAATCAAACCGCGCAATTGGCGTTGCGCTGAATGATACTGCATGTCGCGTATTGAAAAAACAAATCGGGAATCATCACCGTTGGGTATTTGTTTACAAGGAAAGCTGTACCAAACCAGACGGAACGAAAGCGCCAACGGTCAGGAAGATGCGGTATGACGCAAACACAGCCTGGAAAGCGGCGCTGAGACGAGCAGGTATTGATGATTTCAGATTTCACGACTTGAGACACACCTGGGCAAGTTGGCTGGTTCAAGCCGGAGTCCCGTTGTCAGTGTTACAGGAAATGGGAGGCTGGGAGTCTATCGAAATGGTTCGTCGATATGCTCACCTCGCACCTAATCACCTTACCGAACACGCACGGCAAATAGACTCGATCCTGAACCCATCGGTCCCAAATTTGTCCCAGTCAAAAAATAAGGAAGGTACTAATGATGTGTAATTTATTGATTTAAATGGTGCCGATAATAGGAGTCGAACCTACGACCTTCGCATTACGAATGCGCTGCTCTACCAACTGAGCTATATCGGCCCTGAAAGGACATGTTCACGAACGTGAATCACGGTGGACAAGGTTAAAACTAACCGGGCGATGCGTCAATGGCCTTGTGAATCAAATGGCTACTTTTGCATCACCCGGTTTTATTTACGCACGAATGGTGTAATCACCAATGCCGATCCACTTATAAGTGGTCAGAGCTTCCAGCCCCATTGGGCCGCGCGCGTGGAGTTTTTGTGTGCTTACCGCAACTTCCGCCCCCAGACCAAACTGGCCGCCGTCGGTAAAACGCGTAGAGGCGTTAACGTAAACAGCGGAGGAATCCACTTCGTTAACAAAACGCTGGGCGTTGCGCATATCGCGGGTCAGGATCGCATCGGAGTGTTGCGTGCCGTGTTCACGAATATGGGCAATGGCGTCATCCAGATCGCTAACGATTTTGACGTTCAAATCTAATGACAGAAACTCATCGTCATACTCTTCGGCTTTAACAGCCACCACCTTCGCGGGGCCTGCCTGCAACTGCGCCAGCGCGGCTACATCAGCGTGTAACGTCACGCCGCTTTCCGCCATTTGTTTGCTTAATGCGGGCAGGAAGCTATCTGCGATGTTTTTATTTACCAGCAACGTTTCTACCGTATTACATGTGCTCGGTCGCTGAGTTTTCGCGTTGACGATCACTTTTAATGCTTCAGCGATCTCTGCGCTTTCATCAACGTAAATATGGCATACGCCTATACCGCCTGTGATCACCGGGATTGTCGACTGCTCGCGGCACAGTTTATGCAAACCAGCCCCACCGCGCGGGATCAGCATGTCGATGTATTTATCCATACGCAGCATTTCACTGACCAGCGCACGGTCAGGATTATCAATTGCCTGCACGGCACCCGCCGGTAAGCCGCAGGATTTCAGGGCGTCCTGAATCACCGCTACCGTTGCAGCGTTAGTGCGACAGGTTTCTTTGCCGCCGCGCAGGATCACCGCGTTACCGGTTTTCAGGCACAGGGAAGCAACATCAACCGTCACGTTCGGGCGCGCTTCATAAATCACGCCAATCACCCCCAGCGGTACGCGACGACGCTCAAGACGCAGGCCGCTGTCCAGTACGCCGCCATCGATTACCTGCCCCACCGGATCGGCGAGATTGCACACCTGGCGCACATCGTCGGCAATGTCTTTCAGCCGTGCGGGCGTCAGTGCCAGACGGTCAAGCATCGCTTCGCTAAGGCCATTGGCACGCGCGTCTGCAACATCCTGCGCGTTAGCGTTGAGGATACTTTCGCTTTGTGCTTCCAGTTCATCGGCGATTTTTTCCAGCACACGATTTTTTTCGCGGCTGGAGAGTTGCGCTAATTTATACGAGGCTTGCTTCGCGGCAATGCCCATTTGTTCCAGCAT